GAGCCTGCTGGAGCGTCTACATCTCTAAATTCTCCAGGTTGAATAGGCTCATCTTCGTTTCTAATGCGTATTCCTCTAGTTTTGAAACCTGCTGGTAGGTTTGAAAGCGTTCCAGCATCAATTAATTGTCTTAATATAGAGGTAGAAGCCTTAGATAGACCTCCAATCATGTGAGTTAGACCGAATCCATAGAATCCTAAACCTGGTAAGAACTTAAAATGCACAAAATATTCAATTTTAGTGCGCATCGGGTCGTCTTCTTTGAAATTACGCCTAATTGACAATACATTTTCGGTATTTGAATCAATAGTAACGATGTATGGCAGTTTTACCCCTGTTTCTTCACCGTCTTCACCCATATCTTCAAACCCTTCAAGGTCTAAATTACAGTGGATTTCGTATAACATACAGACTTCGCCTGTATCGTATGAAGGTTCTATACCTTCTAACTTCTCTTTTTCTGTTTCTAACGATGAATAATCTTGATTTTCGTCGTCAGGCTGTAGTTCTACTGTTCGATAAAAGCCAATTGCTTGTAATTTACGCACATCGTTTTCTGGCATCTTAATTACGTGACTGATTCTAGGGCAAGACTCTAAATCGGTAGTGTAATACGGTACAATTAGGTCTTCAGGAGCAACAAACTTAGATACTGGACGCTGTAAGTTCTCATCGTAGTACACTTTTTTGAATGCAGAGCCTGCAAGTGGTAGATAAAACAACATTTGATCTAAATCTTCGTCATACTCTTCCATTACGTGTATGATTTCGTAATTCATAAACTCACGCACTCGTTGCGCTTGTTCTTCAACTACTGAATCGTATGCACCAACTACTTGAGTTTTGACTGGGCCACCAGCAGGTAATAATTCTTTGTATGCTTGCGCTTGGAATTGGGTAACGGCTTCTCCTAATAGTGGGTGCGTAACACCGCTTGCGCCTTCAAATGGCTCTGATCGGGTTTCATCAAACTTCATACCAAGATATTTCAATCCATCGGTATAAGTTTTTTCCCAATCTTCTCTGCTTGATCTGTCTGATTCTATTGCAGCAGTTAAATCAATATAAATTCTGGTTAGCTCAGATTCAGAAACAGTTTCTGCTAGGTTTTCTGAAAACTCAGAAGTCATTTGCATTTCTTCTTCTGGCCCTAGTATTGCTGAACCATCATCTTGCATTTGGATATCGGCTTCTTCAATACCTTCCATTATTTCTACGATTTCTTGTTCTTCTGCATCTTGGGCGGTTGTCATATCAACAACTGGTTCTGGTGTTGTACGTTCTATTGCCATTAGTAATAAATCCTTTGTCTTACGCCTCTGTCTTCATCTTCATAATCAGAAGCTAAACTTAAAAAACCACCTTCGCGGAAACGCATGATAGCTTGGGTCATAGTATCACATAAATCGTCGTTTTTTCCAAAAGGAAAAGACGCACACTCTTCAATCATCTCTTCGGCAAACATCCTGTTAGGTGCAAAAACCATACCAGATTCAAATACAGGAGCGACTGAGTGCATACGAGAATGTTTGTCATGACCTCTGGTCGGACTGTAGTTTACTACAGGAATACCCATTCTTCTTAATTCATGTGTCAAAGGCGTACCAGACGCTTTGGCTTCTATTAATACCATATCAGTCTCCCAATAAGTATATTCACGCATTGCTACATCTTTTAATTCTGGAAAGTCCCATCTACCTTTTTGACAGTCTAAAAGAATGATACAGTCAGTTCCAGTCTCTTCGTTTCTAAATACACCCCAAGTAGATATTGCAGAGAAGTCAGCCGTTTCTTTTCTTGAAAATGCGGTATCGTATGATTGCATAATATATTGAACGCTAGGTAAGGTTTTATGTTCCCATCTTTGCCACCATTCTCGTTTGATTATCGAACCCTCTTCAGCAGTAGGGTTTTGCATCCATTGCGCGTTCCATTTGATTCCAGGTAATGATGCTTTTACTTTGAGTAATTCGTCTTCAGGCCAATACTCAGGCCATAAAGGTTTTTCTGTTTCAGGAAATATTGCAGGAAACTCAATTACTTCCCATTGATCTGCCATCGGCTCTACTTGCGCATCAAGTAACTTGGCAGTCAAATCAATCGCACTCCAACGAGTCATAACAATAACAATCGCACCATTTGGCTGTAGACGTTGACGAGGGCCAGAGGTGTACCACTCATATGCTGATTCTAGTGCGGTTGGACTGAGTGCATCTTGTTCGGAGTGTGGGTCATCAATAATCAATAGATCCGCACCACGCCCTGTAACCGCACCTCCTACACCTGCAGCAAAGTATTCGCCACCTTTATTGGTTTCCCAACGTCCTGCCGATTTGTTGTCGGCTTGTAATTTAACTTGCGGAAATATTTTTTTGTATTCTTCTTGATCCATTAAGTTACGGACTTTACGACCGAATCGTACTGCCAGTTCCCCTGTATGCGTAGTCTGCATAATTTTCATCTTGGGTTTGAGTCCCATAATGTATGAGGGAAAGAAAGTAGAGGCAAACTCACTTTTTGTATGTCGAGGTGGCATATTGACGATTAATCGTTTGCATTTGCCTTCTGCGACTTCTTGGAGTTTCTTTGCAAAGATTTTATGGTGACTACCGCAGATAAACTCAGGCCAGATATGATTGATATAATTGAAGAAACTACTTTGGCATTGTTCTTGTACTTGGTAGTTATCGAGCTTTTCTTTCAACATCAGAGCTTCTTTTAGCTCTGTTTCGGTAAGACTTTGTAGGTTCATTTAAATGTATTTTTGGTCATTATATAAAGATTTATCTACTGAACCGCCTTTAGCATAGCCAAGAAAATCTCTTAAACTTTTAAGAGTAGGTGCATTAAATGTTTTTTGTGTATATTTTCCACGACTGCCTTTGATTATTCCAGGTGTGTATTCATATACAGTATATTTATTGTTGCCTTTATTAATAAAAACATTTCCTGGGGTTGTATTTGAATAAGGAGATGGAACAGTATCTACTTCTGAAAAACCATGATCTTTTAGCATCCTTTGCGTTATTCGGTCAGAAGAACTCGAAAGACTAACATTAGGAAAATCTCTTTCTGGTTGAAGATTACCATAACCATCGTCAACTAACTTTTCACCTTTATAGTAATTAACAATATCTTTTGCTTCGTCAGCATCATAGCCTGATTCTTTTGCTAATTTTAAATTATTTTTTTCTATTTCATTAATTTTTTCTATTTTGTTTTCAGGTTGTTTTTGTCCAGCTAACATACGTTGTCTAGCTTTTTCAATTGGATCAGCGTCTCGTCTTGCTTTTGCGTATCTTTTTCTTGCTTCATCTTCAAGACGTTCTGCATATGCAGGATTTTCTTTACGAACTATTTCTAAAATATTATCTCGTAATTCAACAATTTCGTTTTGAGCGCGGGTTGCGGCATATGAGGCTACATTACCATCATTTTTTGACATCGCGTTAATATTTTCTCTCTTAACAGTGTTTTGAAGTTTGTCTATTCTGTCTTGAAATCTTTGCGCTTCTTTATACGATCTACTTCCTGCTTTTAAAGGTTTCATCCAAAATAAAGGTGGAAAAAGTGTAGCGGCTTCAAAAGCGGCTTCACCTAAAGTTTGGGGAACTAAAAATCTTGCTGTTTTAAATGCTGGATTATCAGCTAGGTCAGGATATTTATCTAATAGAAGGGCTTCTAATCCTCCTCCCCTGAAATTACCTAAAGCAGAACGATCACCTGTAGCAGACATTTCTTGACCTTTAAATAATTCTGCTCTAGCTACTTCCGCTTCCATCCTGTCTTCTAGGGATTGGCTAGAGCTTCTTTTTGCTACTTCTTCTCCAAAGGGTATTTCAAACATATCAGTAAACTTACTGACTAAATCTCCGACAAATTTTTCTTCTCTTTGTGCAGGAGCTAACGTTCTAAGTCCTTCTTTTTTAGGAAAATTTAAAAAGTCAGCAACTTGAGTGGGATCAGGAATAAATTTTCTAAACCCTTCTCTGCCTAAACCTGTTTGGACTTCAGTAAAGGTTTCTGCATTTTCCGGTGCACGAATACTTTCTAGATATTCTAGTATA